TCTGACGATCAACCAAAAAGAAAAGTTCAAAATTACAATGATGCCAAGAAAAATCTTCAAGAAGAATTAGAAAATATGTTGGATGAAATGGAAGCTGAAATAGATAATCCCCCAGATAATTCTAATTTTAAAAAATGGGGAATGATTCCTATGAATGAAGAAATGTTAAGACAAATGATGGAAGGTCTTAACTTTCCAGAGGGAGAAGGAATCGATTTTGAATTTGAATTTAACTTTGCTCCAGAGGAAATAAATGCTGATGAGAGCACAGAAGATGAATTGAATCATCCAGACTTTGGTAACAGATGGACTGATTGGAGTTCTAATCCAAAGGAGTATTAATAGATTCCCTTTTTACTCGTTACACTCGGATTATAAAGTATACTTTAAATATGTCAAGGAAAAAAATGTCAAATAATTATATAGATAATGAGAAGTTTTTTGAAGAAATTAAAGAGTGGAAAGCTGAAGTTCTTAAAACAAGAGAAAGTGGAGATGATCCGCCACCTGCCACGGAATACTTAGGAAAGTGTTTTTGGGATATTGCAGAACATCTTTCTCGTAAATCTAATTTTGTTAATTATCCTTTTCGAGAGGATATGGTTGGGGATGCAGTAGAAAATTGTTTGATGTATGCACACAACTTTGATCCAGATAAATCAAAGAATCCATTTTCTTACTTCACCCAAATTACTTATTATGCCTTTATTAGAAGAATAGATAAAGAAAAGAAACAAAATTATATTAAGTACAAGATGATCGATCACCTTGATCATGAGGGTAGTGTTCGTAGATGGTTTAGTAATAATTTTTCAAATACGGATAAAGAAGATAATGATGACGGTTTGGCAGATTTCTTTTCTTTGTCTAAGAATGATATAGCAAAGTTTACTCCTAAAAAAGAAAAGAAAAGAAAAGTAAATGAAAATAGCGTTGATAAATGATACCCATTTTGGGATTAGAAATGATTCTTCTTTTTTTCTAAATCATTTTTTAGATTTTTTTGAAACTCAGTTCTTTCCTTACATCAAAGAGAATGATATAAAAACTATTTTTCATTTGGGTGACTTACTCGATAGAAGAAAGTATGTCAATATTCATACACTAAATAAAGTTAAAAAAAGATTCATTGAGCCTCTTGTAAAAATGAATATTGATTTTCACATGATTGTTGGAAATCATGACATGTATTACAGAAATACTAATGCCATAAATTCTGCAAATGAGCTGTTCTCGGATTATTCTAATTTTCATTTACATGACGTACCATACACATTTGAACATGAAGGTCTTTGTATAGGGTTGGTTCCTTGGATATGTAGTGAAAATGAGTCTGAAGTTTTAGATTACATAAAGAACTGTAAATGTCCAATAGTGGCTGGACACTTTGAGTTAAGTGGTCATCAGGTTTTATCTGGAGTAAATTTTAAAGATGGAATGTCAGATAAGATTTTCAGTAGATTTGAGACAGTTCTGTCTGGACATTTTCATTTGAGATCTCAGAAAAATAATGTGAATTATTTGGGAACACAATACGAAATGACATATGCAGATTCAGGAACACAGAAAGGATTTAGTGTTCTTGATACTGAAACAAGAGATATAGATTTTATTGAAAATATAGATCAGATTTTTTATGTTATCTCAACAGAAGATGTTGATGAAAATTTTAATTATTCTGAACTTACAAATAAATACGTAAAACTCATTATAAATTCAAATACTTCTAAGAAAAAATCAGAATCAATCGTTCTAAATATAGACAGAGCTGAACCCTTTGATTTTACTGTAATAGAAGACACGTCAACTGACGAAACTGAGAAAGAAAATGTTGACCTAAGTAAAGATACTATTACAATAATAAATGAAGAAATTGAATCATTTGATGATGAATTGGACAAGTTAAAACTGAAAAAGTTGATTAGTGATATTTACATAGAGGCTTTAAATTTATGAGTGAAAATATAGAACAAACTTGGATAGATTATTCTTTGGGTAAAGATTTAATTACTAATGGAGAGAAGGCTTATTATTCTAAGTTCTCTTCATCGGAAACCACAATAAGGTGTGATAAAACTGGTTGTGGTATATATGCAGATGTAGTGTATGAGGCTGGTGATATAATAGAAGAAGCTCCTGTTCTAATAATCAGAACTACTGTTGAGGACATAGTTCATAAAAATCAACTAAAAGATCCAGTTTTATTATCGAAAGTTTTAGTGTATCCCACAGTACATGAAGTCTTTAATGAATTAGGACATCCACTCATACTTCCTACAGGTAACTTTTTTGCATACAAGCAAAGTTTAAAAAGTAATGCTGAGGTTGAATTTGATAGGAAGTTTAACATAATAACTATTCGAGCAAAGAAACAAATAACTAAATCTGAAGAAATTATTTTAGGATTGCGGGAAAATAAATACGGATTTACTGATATCAATATAAATGAAGAATTGCAATTTAATACCACACAGGAAAATAAAGGAAAAGAAGACATGGGGTGTAATTGCGGAAAGAAAAAACGAAACGTTACCAGATTGTTAGATGGAACTGAAAACATTAAAAAAGAAACTAATGTTACCAGAACGAAAGTTCCAAAAGAAAAGCTGCAAGAGAATGTAAAGTTTAAGTCTATGGTTGATGGTTCTACATTGAAGACCATTGTTGCAAAAAAGAGATCTGATGATAAAGTTTGAGAAGGTAAGATTTAAAAATTTTGGTTCTTTTGGGAATTACTTTACAGAAATTGAATTTTCTGAGAGTGATATGACTTTGGTTACTGGATCTAATGGACACGGTAAGTCTTATGCTTTATTGGATTCTATAACATTTGGTTTATTTGGAAAGCCATTTAGAAAAATAAATATTCCTCAACTAGTAAACACGATCAATAAGAAAAACTGCGTTGTTGAGGTTTACTTTAAGATATCTTCAACTCGGTATAAAGTTGTCAGAGGACTTTCTCCTAAAACATTTGAAATTTATAAAGATGATGTTTTATTATCACAGGAAGCAAAAGCAAAAGATTATCAAAAACTACTAGAAGATCAGATACTGAAAATGAATTATAAATCATTTACTCAGATTGTGACTCTAGGTAGTTCTTCATTTATACCATTCATGCAGCTTAGTGCTAATGATCGTCGTGACGTAATAGAAGACATATTGGACATTAATATATTCAGTTCCATGAATGTTATTATAAAGGCAAAATTATCAGCAATAAAAGAATCTATATCTGGTTTAAATCATAAAATTGAGATATTTAAAGAAAAGATTTCAATTCAATCTGAGAATATAAAAAATCTTTTAGAAAAGAAAGAAAAGAATGTATCTAATAATTCTAAAAAGATAGAAGAGATTGCTTCTAAGATAAAAGAATTGGAAACTAATATCAGTGAGATGAATAATCAAATTAAAACTCTTCCTGATGTGATAGAAGAGAACGAAGAGATACAAAGAAAAGTATCTAAGATAGAGAAACTTAGTTTTCAGCTAAAGACAAAAGAAAAGGATTTAATAAAGGATATAGATTTCTTTACTAAAAATGAGTCATGTCCTGTCTGTATGCAAACCATAACAGAGAACTTTAAGAAAGCTAAAGTCGATTCTTTATCAGAAAAACATGAAGAAGTAACAAAAGCCATTTCAGAATTAGTTGACAACACAGAAGTTCTAAATAGTGACGCATCTGATAAGATGAATTCTATAGAAAGAATGAATGAAATAAAATTTAGTGTAACTGAAAAGTCAAACTCTTTATCCGCAGCAAAAAAATATATGACATCGCTGCAACAGGACATAGATTCTATAAATGATTTTACTGCTAGTATAAAAGAGTCTCAGCAAAATATAAATTCATATGAGAATGACATAAAAACCACAGAGT